TTATGGCGAGGGTAAGGTTTCGGTGCTGTCACTATCGTCCTGATAGTTCAGAATATCACACGTTCTGAACGTCAGGCGACCACGTCGCACAGGCTTCGGAAATGACGGGTTATGCGGGAGCTGAGTGCGCCCGTTAATTGATACCCATTTGCGGATCGTCTGCGGAGCAACACGCAACATGAAAGCTGTCTCCGTGAGATTCAGGTAGGGCATCTGCAAAAGCGTCTTGATGTCGATATCATTCATAGTTGCGCTCACAATAGTTTCTCTACACGTTACCTGCTGCATCAGGCTTTGATGCTGTGACATGTCACAGCTTCAATTTTGTCTCATGCCAGCCGCGGTTTACCCAGCAGGCAGATTCGCCCTTACATGGGCAATTCTGCACTCGCAGCTGCAGTAGCTGCATCCATCGCGAGAAGGTTCACCGCAGTCGCCGTTACGGCAAATGGGTGACCGGGGTTCCGGGCGCGGCCGTTTAGCCAGGGCGATTTCTGTATTTAGTATCTCAAGGTCTGAGGCATCATCTGCAATGTCGCACATAGTGATTCTCCAGATTTAGGCAATAAAAAACCCCGCCGGGGCGAGGTTTGTTAGGTGATGAATTTTCTATCTTCCCATTACGTAATTTGTGCAATCACGGGGTGACTTGGCGTTGAGTCTGCCATAGTCGTAGGCTCGCCTGAGCTTTGTTATAGCGTCAGAATTTCCAGAGTATTTTGATACTACGTCCAGATATTTTTTTGCGGACTCAAGATGATCTCCTGAAGCTGAACCTTCGCCACCAAAATTACAAGCGCTTGCCATATCGACAGCAATGTCAAAGCTGGATTTAGGCTTTGCATATCGCAATTTGTTTTCCTTAACATATTGGTCTGCTTTGTCCACGATTTCCTTTCTCCAGCATAGGCCTGAGCCCTTTGGAGCGGCTTCTTCCGTCTGAGCAAACCCATATTCATTCACTGAGAATTCGCAATCCAAATTATTTTTAGTGTCGTGGATTACAAACGAGTACGCAAAAGAAACTGGCAGCAGCGTCAATGCTAAAATAAAAAATAAATCTGTATATTTACGTGACATGGCGATTCCTCCTGACTGGGGTATATCGCTACCGGCGAACCTCGGCGCATTCTAATTGCACCAATGGCCGGCGCTCATGCAGACGCGCCCTCATCTGTTCGCAGGCTTCAATGGTTGGATATATTCGCTCCGACACCGGCGCGGGAAGGGCAGAGATTATTACGATCACGAAGCCGATGAGCATGGCTACACCTCTGGTTTCCGATACAGCGGCACGTCTACGGATTCATCAAACGGCTCAGCCCACATATCGCCAATCTTCAGCTCGTTCTCAAATCTCAGCTGACCTTCGACGGTATATGCGGCGGGTTTGCTGAAGGCTTTGCGGTAAGCTTGCAGCTCCTTTGCCATATCAGCGATAGACACGCCATAAATCAGATCGGTGACGGTCGAAAGCTCTTCAAGCTCTTCATCAGTCGTTGCGCGATTAATCATGCTACCTCCATTCCCTTTGTCAGTACGGATAGAGTAATGCGCTCTGTTAAAGCCTGCATCAATGTCCGCTCCACCTCATGCAGTTTCTCACGCTTTCCCGGCTTCATTTTGAGGTACCGCAGCACCTGCGCCTGCAGTTACGGAGAGATGGCCGGCATCTCATATTGCATAAGCCACACCCGTCCAGATGATTGTGCACGCTACCCACATAACCGCCCACATCTTGCCACGAGTGCTCATGGTTTGACCTCCATGCAGACTTTCAGCGCATCGTAAAAGCAGCCCTTCAGGTTGTTGAATTGCCCGCCTGTCAGGGGTCCGTATTCGCCCAGACGATCGTGTAGCTTCCACGCGGCATCGTTAACCTGATTGGATCCGATATCCGGCAGAACTGGTTCTGACTTCAGCTCCGCCAGGCTGACGGCAGGCGCGGGGCGGGCATACACAATGCGCCCGATATTCCCGCGGGCCATTTCTTCGTGATAGACATGCGGTTCAGCGTCGTACCAGTTGCCATCCTCGATGAGCTGATAGATTGGCTTCTGCTTCTCCAGCTCTGCCAGCTTAAATAATGCATCTCGGATTAGCGCCGCATCAGCATGCCCGAGAATCATTCCAGCTTTGATATCTTCAGAGTTGATCATTTGCCACCTGCCAGTGATTTAGGTATCTGAACTTCATCACCTAACTTTTCTTTCACAAAAGCCCGGCACGCATCAGGTAGGTTGCTATGCTCTCCCGCGGGGATACGAAGCCGGGAAAAAAGCTTGGCGTTTTCTGTCGGGTTGAACCTGTATGCTCGGTCCCAGTTTCCTCGAGTGAAAAATGTTTTTACCGATTTATATGGGGCGTCTGGGTTACCTGTAGATATCTGAACGTTCTCTCCTAAAGCCAGTCCTACGGCATAATTCAGGGTTTCACCTTGCATTTCTGAAGTTTTCATTTGCCACCTGCCAGTGATTCATATTGGGAAGGGGTGGTGTCGGTTTCGGCGCGGAGCTGGGCGGCGCTATGTTTGGGTAACTGCTTGTTGGCTTCCAGCACCATTTTGCTACCATCATCTAGGCTCCATTCAACGCGGCCACCCTCGGACATAACTAACTGCCAAACCATCTGCGCAGCTTCATTGGTCACGTCACGGCCGCGGTCATTACCAACACGCTGGCGGACGCCATTGCCGAGGTCTTTCATCTTCGCGAGTTGGATAGTTTTGCTAAATGGTGAAAAGCCAAGTTCTAATCGTGCCATCTCTTTCCCCTTATGCAATGCCAGCCGGGTACAGGCCAGCATCACTCCATCAGTATTGCGCCATACCGGCCGCGTCGGGTGTCTCTGAAGTCGCCCCAGACCTCTACAACAGGCCGGGTGACGATGATTTGTGGCAGAGGAGGGCGCTTAGCCATCTCCTCATGCTCTCTGCGTTTCAACTCATCCAGGTAAGCATCCTCTCTGCGCTGAGGTGTCAACAGCTGCGGATGGTCGTTACCAGCTTCCTGTGCTGCTAAGGCCGCCAAAACGCCATTCAGCACTTCCTGCTTGCGGCGCTTAATCTCTTCGTCAGCTCCGTTCAGGCGTGACGAATGCGCCGGATATACCGGTGATGGGTTCATGATGCGGCCTTATTGGTGGGTTAAATTAGAAGGGGATATCGGTATCGTAATCAGGTGCGGTAGATTGACCACGCGGTTGCTGCTGACCGGATGGCGCTGGGTTTCCCTGCCGCGGCGGCAGGTCGATATCTCTCACCAGAATGGTAGGAATTGAGGCTTTGCTGCCGTCATTCTTATCCCACTCCTCAATCAGAAACTCACCGGTTACCGTTACCTTTGCGCCCTTAGTAACGGCCTGCGAAAGCTTTTCAGCCATGGCACCGAACATTTTGCACTGCAGCCAAGAGGTTTTTTCGTTGTCTCCGAACCCTGATTTAGCCGGCAGGGAGAAAGTGGCAATGTGCTTCCCATTAGGGGTGACGCGCACAACCGCGTCTTTACCCACGTTGCCGGAGATTGTGATCACGTTAATTGGCATTATGCTGATGCTCCTTCAAGCTCTGATTTTCTTATGTCGTAGACTTCCTTCGCCTTAGCCTGCTCAGGCGTTCCTGCCAGCATCTGCCATGCTTTTGAGAATGCCTGTTTCAGCTCTTCCGGAGTGTTCTTCTGCAGCGCCGCCTCTGTGAAAGCTGCCAGAGTAGCGGCGGGCGTTGGTTTATTTTTCTGCTTCTGTTGTGGCTTCTGCTGCTGAGGTGCAGACGCTGATTGCTGCCGGTGCTCGTTCGTATCAGCATCCTTTGAGTCATCAATGCCAAACAGGCCATTCAGGCAGTATTTGCGGGCGTAAGAGCTGGTAGCACCGGTTATCTGGGCATCATCCATGCCTTTCTTCTCGCTCGCCTCACGGGCCATTGCAGAAGCACTGTGCGATGACTCGCCGTCCGTAATGGTTGCTGTCGCTTTCACGTAGTAGCGATCGCCAATCATTACAATTTCGTCACTAATGGACAGGAACAGGCCCTTAAGCAGCGGCTTAACCCCTTCGAGGATGTCTTCACAGCTGCGGTAGTGGTATTTACCGAAGTTGTTGTACTGGCCTTTTGGAGCATTCAGCGTGCTCTGTATCTCTGTCAGGCGGGCATAAAACTCCTTACTCATGGCATCCTCCCATTGCTTCAAACTGGCGCTCCGTGCGGAAATCAGCAATCGCTTCCTGCGCTGCCTGCTCATAGGTCATCGGGTCTGCCAGTTCGCCCAGCATGCCCTGCATAAAGTCGCCCCAAACGTCATCGTCATGCTGCATTTGCTTTCACCTTTGCGTTCCAGTCAGTGTCCTGGCAATCGTGCCAGCCAAGAGAGATAGTGCTCGCCCATTCATAGGCCGACTTCATCCCGTCTTTGGTGTCAGGGAATGACTCTTCGTACAGCTTGTTCAGCCGCAGGCAGCCCTGCTGAACCAGCAAGGTTCCGTTTACCGGGATAATCGTCATTGTTTATGTCCTCTCTGGCTCATGGCGTTTAACAGGCTGCGGGCTGCAGCACGCATGCGGCGGGTGATACGTTCTAACTGTGATTCGGTGATAAAGGGGCAGCCCGATGCCGCCCCAGCAATTGCGAGTTGCATGGGGATACCTTGTTGAAATTGGTTGGTGTCAAAAAGAAAGGGAGCCATTGCGGCTCCCGTAAGGGTGAAACGTTCTGGTTATGGAAGCCCTCTAAGGCGGTGGTGCGTAGCACCGTAAAGCCGTCTAAGCAGACAGCTTTACGGTGTCACTCAGTGGTTTCCAGAGCGATATATCCTTCTTCTGGATATTCTGCAAAGCAGGCTCGCAGACCCTCGTAAATTATCTGGCCGTCATCCCCCTGTATTACTCCCTGATCAATAGATAGCTCTGTTTCGCCATCCACATAACAACCTTTTGGTGACTCGCAAGCTAATCCAGCGAATTGCGCCAATTCATAAATCTGTGCGATTGTTAAGTTCATCCTCTCTCTCCTGTAGTGGTTACTGGCCCAGCGCCTTTTTAATTGCATTACGTGCCATGACCACATCTTCTTTGTGCAGAGCGCAATTTCCGTCATCGTGATAGCTGAGTATCAATTGAAGCACCTCAAGAAGCTCAGGTGCTGCGGCGATGAGATTAAAATCATGAATGGTTTTTTTATCCATAGCCCAAAACCCAAACACTTCGTCGTATTCCGCCCCCTTGTTGCTATAAGCAATATTCCTTTCGTCATCACGGTGGCATCCTTGTGTGTCTTCTTGCCTCCCATCCTGATAAACAGCTACGCATCCGCCTCTGACATCATTAATCCATGGCCCCGGCGTACCCTTAAACTCACTCATCTAACCTCCTGCTATAAACCCCAGCACCATCAGCACGATAAACACTAACCAACCGCAGTAGTAATCAACGTCGCTCATCATGGTGCCTCCAGATATGAAAAAGGCCGCCTAAGCGACCTGTCGAATTGTGTATCCGTAGCCCAGATAGGCGTTGCGGTCTTGCAGAATCGCAGCTGATGATCGAGCAGCGCTTTCGCCCCTGACCGTTTTAATCACGTAATCTTTTGAGTCCGGTCCGTTCTCAACCACCTCAAATAATGGGATGCAGCTGTGATATTGTTCGCGCGACTCTTTCATACTCACCTCGCCGTTACGTTGTCTTTAGATTTGCGATAGCCAGCACTGAAGATGGCTACCTGTGGTAAGCACATCGCTGAATCAACATCGGTGCCTATGTATTTCGCAGCGCCGGCCAGAATCTGTTTGTGATACTCAGTTTCGGTATCGACTGCTTTAACTACCCGGTCAGTTACAGGCCGCTTGCACTGGAGTACAACGCGGCTTGGAGTGGGGCGGTGCATTACTTCTGCGTTTACGCTGACTTCACTCTGAAGGTGAGCTCGACGTTCGCGACGGCGGCCAGATGCTGAACCAGTGAATTGAGTTCTGCGTGTCATAAATACCTCCTGAGTGAATTTTGGCGATGGTTCTTATCCATCCCAAAAGTCACGCTTTGGTACTAACTGGCTTTTCAGCCACGTAGGCAAACCTCGCCATTGTTTAAGAGCTGCTATCCTTTTCTGTGCCTCTCAGCTTCCTGCTGATGGAATTGAATATACACAATATGTGATTTTATAGTCAATCACAAATCGTGTATGATCTTGCATGTACACATTATGTGTCTGATTATCATGTGATTTTATTTTCTGCAGATGTAAAAAAGCCCGCTCAGTGGCGGGCTATTGGCAGTGCAGGTATAAGAAACCCAGCGCGACAGCTAGGGTATATGCATTTAATTGAAAATATTTAGTGGGTAGGCATGCTCTTACCAGCGGCATTAAGCATATGCTCAAAGTAACTCGACATGTCGCTGCTGGATAAAAGGTTATACATCTTGTCAGAGTAACCGTGGATCAAGTTCAACTGCTGCGTGTAGGTGCGCTCTTGAGATGCCTCTGCAGCATAAACAAGAAACGTGTTAACATCTTCTTGCCAGATAGTCTTGGCAGTGTTCATTGTTATTGCCTTCACCGCAGTATCTCCAAGCTTTTGCTTAAGGTTAGAGCTTCTGAAGTCGAGAGTTTCGGTTAAGTGATAGATTCCATTTTTTAGGAGAAGCTCGGCATAGAGGCCTTCAGCCTCAGACAAAGGGTAGCCCTGAACAACCTTATGATCATGAATCTCATTCACGTTTTTCCCTAAAATCCCAAACCGCTCAAATTCATCCTTCAACTCTGTGATAATTCTTTTTTGAGTGACTGGAAGCCTTTTTCCTGATCTAATAGGAGAGATGTACATCTTATTGATTTTAATGATTTCATTATCATATTCTTCCTTCGAATTGGCTGTAAAAGTACCAATTGAAGATAATGTAATGCTCCCTTGAAAAAAGGCTACAGCTTGTTCCAATGTTAGGCACGAAAGCATTTTATCAAGCTGATCTTTAAGCTCTCCCAGCTGCTCCATTGAATAATCATTAGTCAGTGCTTTGATTTTGGTATGTGACTCAAGCACTCGGATATCAGCAACACCTTCTGATGATGTGACAGCAAATCCGACATTGATAGACTCTGCTCTGACAGGATTAGGTGTTATCCTGATCACACTGTATTTATAACATGTCATTTTAACACCTCCTGTCTTACCGAGCTTAATCGCTCATTTTTGCCAGAACCTGCCCACCAAGTGGTAAGAGCCTCACGATGCAATGGGTTAATCCAACTACCCGGCATCTCTAGGAAAATTCTATCGATATCATCAACATTTATCTTGCTCATGTTATCGATTATTTTCACTGCGGACTCACGGCATGTCGAATCAGTGTACGTCATAGCCTTGATAGAGTTCCAGTTATTAGTCGTGTTGTATCCTAAAGGCATGAGACTGCTTCCAACCTTGTTTGGCCAACCCATAACCATCGCCGCCAAGCTAAAATCGAAAGCTTGAACTGTAATGTCGCCATTTCGATTTTTCGTGTAAAGGTAATTACCAAGGTGCCTATCAATGTTGTATACAAATTGGTCGAAAGCATAGATTGCCCATACTTGCTTTCTTAAGATAGAAGATGATGACATCAAAGCTGAGGCGAAGTTGATCGCGTCTTGTGGCTTAGACAATGCGGCAAGATCGTAGCGAGAACCAAAAAAATGCTGGTCAGTGGCTTTGTCATAAATCACACGACAAATAGGGGTCGGCAGACCACACATTTCACCCAATCGAGTACATAGCCATTCAGATGCTGGTATTTGCCGTGGGTTAGGAAGCCCCTTCAGGTCAGAGGTTTCACCATCAAATACGCTTTTAACTGCATATTCTAAACCATCAGATGCAATGACAGTATTCTTCAGATGCGCTGTACCACCAAGTACAGGCCGCATAGACTCAACCTCAAGTGACAACAGAGGTTCTTGAATTGTCATATCATTGAGTTCACTCTCATCGCTCATGAACTACTCCTTGTGCCTGGCAAACTAATTACGCTCTGATCTATCGCCAGATGCGTGCTGTGTGTATTTATTCGGCAAATGCCGCAAAATATTTATTCAAACGTCTCTTCCGGCCACTGAGCCTTAACTACCTTACCGATAATGCGGATGCTGTGATCGCAGTCGATAATCCTGTAAGCAGGGTTGAGTGGTACCAGATAGCTCACGCCACCGTCTAACTCGTACTTCTTGAAGGTTGCTTCTGAGTCAGCATTCGCAGAGGCAACGCAGAAATCGCCTGTCTCAACCGGTTCTGCTGGGTCAATCAGAATAAGCATTCCTTCCGGAAAGCTCGGACGCACACCCTGTGGTGCAGTCATGGAGTGACCTTTTACCTCAAGCCAGAAAGCTTTCTCGCTGGCTTTACGGGTAGTGGCTACCCATGCCTTCGCATCACTTGCTGTATAGCTGCTTACCTCAGAGAACGGGCCGGCCTGCACATGAGAGAACAGGGGGTAGTCATACTGTTTGAAGACAGCGTCAGCATCTTCTCCAAACATTATCTTTGCCGGCGAAACGCCTAATGCCGCTCCTAATATCACTGCATCATCTGCACTGACTTTTCTTGCACCCAGTTCATAATTCCCTAGGCGTGACGGCGCTGCCCAGCCACAAAGCTTGGCGAGCTGTACTTGGCTAAGTCCTTTAGCTTCACGTAGGGACTTAATCCTTTCCCCGATCACTTCATGCATAGTTTTCATCCATCTAATCTACCACGATACGTGATTACACTATGTACACGAATTGAGGTTGACTGTTAATCACATTTTGTGTGTAATGTTGTTGTGTACAACGCCAAGGAGTAAGCAATGAATAACATTGCACAGCAGCGAAAGAAGATCGGAGTTTCGCAAGCTGTTCTGGCATCAGCCATCGGTTGGGGCCAGTCAAGAATAGCGAATTATGAGTTAAACATTCGTACCCCAAGCCTAAATGATTGCCGCTCAATCGTTGAAGGCCTCAGAAAATTAGGATGTCGTTGCTCGCTTGATGATGTGTTCCCACCCTCAAAAAGCAAAGCAGCTTAAGCACCACCCGCTCTTAAACAACGGACGCTCTGTCCCACGTCGCTGAAAAGCGAAACCAAATCAAACTAACGATTCATACGTGACAGCCATCCGGCCGTCGCGCAATTACATATTCAACAAGAGAATTATCCAACATGAGTTCAGCAAACTACAGCAAACCAACCGAGAACGAGATCAACAGAACGCAGACAGATCTCCTTCTCGCAGTTTCACAGATGACCGGGCGAGAGTTCGCTAAAGGTGTTGGTTGCCATGAGTCGAAGATTAGTCGTGCCGACTGGCGCTTTATAGCTGCCGTCATTTGCACGGCAAGGATGGCATGGGAAGTAAGCCCGATGGGACGTTTAGTGCAGGAAACCATTGAGGCTATTAGCGGAAAAGAAAAAGCCCCAAACGCTGGAACGTTTGAGGCCTGATGCGAAATGACTGGATCAATTCACAGGAGTAATTATGAGTAGTTTATCACTGTATTACAAGGGCAAAGAGAAGAACGGCACGGATACCACGGTGCGTAAAACGTTCCTGGTTCCGCTGTCAGAGCTGTATGTCGAGCCAGGCTATAACGTTCGTGATATCGATCAGCAGCACGTCGAGGAGTTTCGCGACGCATTTATTGCCGGCGAGTTTGTGCCGCCTCTCGCAGTGCAGGTGACAGGCGATCGGGTCAAAATCATCGACGGTCATCACCGCTATCACGGTGCCCAGATGGCTACCCAAGCCGGTCACGAAATTGCCCGTCTTGAATGCAAAGACTTTACCGGTACCGAGGCCGATCGCATCGCATTCATGGTTACCAGCAGTCAGGGTAAACCGCTCACTGCGCTTGAACGTGCAGCAGCTTATCAGCGCCTGTCTAATCAGGGATGGTCAGTAAGCGAAATCGCCAGCAAGGTTAAGCGCTCTGTCGCTGATGTTGATCACCATCTCCAGCTGCTGACGTGTGGCGATGAGCTGATAGCTATGGTCAAAACCGGCGAGGTAGCAGCAACGACCGCTGTCGCGCTGGCACGTGAGCACGGTGCCAACGCTGCCGCTATTGCAACTGAGCAGATGGGTAAGGCTAAGGCCGCTGGTAAGAAAAAGCTTTCGCGCAGTGCAGCAATCCCGCTGTTCAGTGCTGCTAAAGCCCGTCGCTTGGCTGAACTGCTGGTAGGTGCAGAGATGTCCGGAGAAGCCGGTAATAAACATCTGGTGCTGGCAGAAGGAACGGCAGAGGAGGTAAGGCAGATTATTGCTGACTATCGCGCCGGAGCGCCCGGCAGGTGGGAGGAGTCATGAACCTCGCATATGGAAACGTAACACCAATCAGGTCCGAACTACGGGCCGTGGAGCGTCGTGTGGCAGATCTGGAGGATGGTTACACGCGCATCGCCAATGAACTGCTGGAGGCTGTCATGCTGGCCGGAATGACACAGCATCAGCTTCTTATTTTCATGGCCGTCATGCGCAAAACATACGGCTTCAACAAGAAGGTTGACTGGGTTAGCAATGAGCAGCTATCTCAGCTTACAGGTATGTTGCCGCACAAATGCTCAGCCGCAAAAAGCTCTCTGGTAAAGCGAAATATCCTGACGCAGGAAGGGCGCTTAACAGGGATAAATAAAGAGCTGGGCCAGTGGATAAATGAGCCTTACCCGAAAAAGGTAAACTTACCCGAATCAGGTAAGAAAAAATTACCCGAATCAGGTAACGGGTCTTACCCGAATCGGGTAACCACAAAAGACACTATTACAAAAGACAATAAAGACAGTAATTCTTCGTCAGAGAATTCTGTCGAATCCCCTGACTCACCTCCGGCAAATCTTCCTGCTCTTCGTCCTGAAGCAGCAGTCCAGACCCCGAAGGGTGACAAGTGGGGAACCGAAGACGACCTGAAGGCGGCGGAGTGGATTTTCAAACGGGTGCAGATCGTCTCACCCAATGCCCGCCAGCCTAACTGGCCCGCCTGGTCAAACGACATCAGACTGCTGCGCACGGCTCTGCAGGTAACGCACCACGATATTTGCGAGGTGTTTCTCTGGGCCAGCCGCGATCACTTCTGGCAGTCGAACGTGCTCAGCCCCGCGAAGCTGCGGGAAAAGTGGGACACCCTCAAAATCCAGATGAACCAGCCAAACCGTAACCGGCAGGCGCCAGCGGATCAGCAGCCTGCTGCCCACTGGAACAGCCAGGAAGCATGGGAGAATTTCATATGAGACATCTCGTAGCGGCAGTAAACAATCGCGACAGCAGCGCGCTGGCCCGCATGGCCGGTGATGCCCCGCAGCCGGCGGATCGTCGCCTGCATCAGGAAGTTGAAAAGCTGATGAATGAGTTTTTCGACGGACTGAAACAGGTGTTTCCCGCCTCAGTCAGCACCGCCTGGCGGACTCAGGCAGACGAAGCCGCCGCCAAACGACAGTGGATAGCCGCCTTTGCGGAGAACGGCGTGACCAGCAAACAGCAGCTTTCAGCAGGCATGCGCCAGGCGCGCGCCAGCGGATCACCGTTCCTGCCGTCTCCGGGCCAGTTCATCAGCTGGTGCAGGCAGGGCGCTTTTGCCGCTGCTGGCCTGCCGGACGAAGAGACGCTGTACGGCATGGTAATGACCTACTGCGCCAAACGCGGCGACTACGCATCCCCGGAGCAGTATCCGTGGAAGAGCAACGCCGATTACTGGATGGTCACCGGCCTGTACAGCCTGATGCGCGCCAACAACCTGAGCGAGTCTGAGCTGCGCATCAGATGCCGCTCTGAGCTGCGCAAAATGTCCGAACGGATCGAGGCCGGCGAAGAAATCCCGGAACCGCGTAAGCAGCTGCTGAAGCTTTCCATCCCATCCACCAGCGAAAAGGCGATGGAAGGTGTAGCCCTGCTGCGCGCCACGCTGAAAGCAAAACGGAGTGCATCATGACTCAGGTTATCCAGCTGTACATCGAAACTCCGCTGTTGCGGCAGGCGCGCAACCTGACAGCGTCAATCATCAGCCTTACAAAAACCGAAGGCCTCAGCGCCGATCAGCTTCGGTCTCAACTCCGGGCTATCGATTTGCTGGCGCGCGAGACGCACGACCTGATTGTTGATGCTGAGTTTGAACAGGAAGACGTTCGGGAGAAGGCCGGTGGATATACCGAAAGAGGGCATACGCCTACATAAATCAAACTTCAGGGCCATCGGGCAACAGCTTCAGCCACTGCTCGAATCCGGCGAATGCTACCGGCTTACCCTCAAGCCGTGGAAAGAAAAACGCAGCCTCTCACAGAACGCACTTAGTCACATGTGGTATGCCGAAATCAGCGCCTACCTGATTAAGTCAGGCCGCACCGATGCAACACCCGAATGGGTAAAGCGCAACCTCAAGCGCACGTATCTGGGCTGTGAAGCCATCACCTACACCGATTTCATCACGGGCGAAAAGTCCACGACCTACGAACCCCGGCACACGGCCAATCTTGATACCGGAGAGATGCATTTCTTCCTGAATCAGATCGAGAGCTGGTGCATGCAGTTTGGTCTGGTGCTTACGGTCCCGCATGACTCGGAATATCAGAAACTGAAGGATAAACAAAATGGGTAGACCAAACACCTGGACACAGCAGGAAATTGACTACATCGAGCGTGTGGCCGGAAAGGTCCCGCCGCAGGTTATGGCAGACGCGCTTAACAAACCGCTCAGCACGCTCAAAACCAAAGCCACCGTTCTGGGGCTGGGATTAAACGTACCGAAACATATTCTTGAGAAGCACTGGCCGGAGTATCTGAAGAAAAAGGAGAGCAGCCATGCGGCAAACGTGGTTCACCCATGATCCTGTAGACACCGATACCGCGAACGAACTCCTTCACCGATTTGCCACCCGCAATATTCAGACCCAAAAGACGCTCGCTACCGATCCCCGCCTTTGGCTGGTCAGCGCGCTGCTGCCTGAAAGCAAACGAGAACCACGGAGAGATCACACTTATGAGCAGAGATGCTGGCAATAAGCGCTGCTGTCGCTGCCACACCATCCTCACCAGTGAGGACAAATACCATCACGGCATATCATGCTGGAAGTGCGAGGAGGACATGTTCTATGCAGAGAAATTCGACTACTTCCCCCTGATCTGCGCCTGGCGATATGCAGGCTATCAGGTGCGATGGCTGAAGTGCGTCACCGGGCACCTCATGAGTCTGCTAATGCGTAGCATGCTCCGATGTGTAGTTGCCTACCGATCCGGATTGAAGCATCACAGGAGGGGGCGATGAGAAAAATCAGGCGCCGCTGCAAAAATCCGGGCTGCCGTGAATGGTTCCACCCAGGTTTCCAGAATCAAACCTGGTGCAGCGCAGACTGCGGAACCGTGATAGCACTGGCGAAGGTGGAGAAAGACCGGCAGAAAGCGATACAGGAGGCAGAGCGACGACGTAAAGCAGAGACCCAGCAGGAAAAGCGCCACACCAAAATCCGCAAGTTAGCAGTACAGCCCCTCAGTTACTTCCATAAGCAAGCCCAGACAGCTTTTAACGCATATATCCGCACACGCGACGCCGGGCGGCCGTGCATCAGCTGTGGCCGCGATACCGGCGCGAAAATGAATGCGGGCCATTACCGCACCGTTGGAGCCAGCAAAGAAACCCGTTACGACGAAACCAACTGCCACCTTCAGTGTGAGCATTGCAACTCATACCTGTCCGGGAACATTGGCGAGTACAAGCCACAGCTTATTGCCAAGATCGGCCAGGCTGCTTTCGAACGCCTGATGGGACCGCACGAACTGAAGAAATGGACGCGGGAAGAACTGCAGGAGCTGGCTGCGTACTACCGGCAGAAAACCAGAGAGCTAATTAAGCAGAGGGAGGCAGCATGAGCTTAGAAGCGACAGTAAAGTACCATTTTCCAAAGGGGCAGAACTTCAGCGGAACCGCGCCGCAGACGTCGCCTGACACGCTTACCGGCACCGACTATATCGCAGCCATGGGAATGACGCAGAGTCGTGCTCCACTGGGTTACAGCGCTTTCATGGGAAAGGTGGGAGTAAGTGAGAACGACGCCGCACGCGCCGTATCCCTGTTGACTGAATATGCACTTCAAACCTGCGAGAAGGTTCCAGCCTTTCGCAAACTCGACGCTGATATTAAACCAGCCGTTATGCAAACACTCGCAACTTATGCCTATCTCGATTACTGCCGAAGCGCCGCCAGCGTGAAGCCGTGTGATTGCTGCCATGCCACCGGATTCATTGAGGCCGATGTGTTCTCAATGAAATCACCACTGTCCGGCGGTGAGACTAGGAACGTCAAAGAGACCGTGCGCGTGCTCTGCAAGCAGTGCAAAGGCAAAGGGGTCCTATCAACTGCATGCCGTGACTGCAATGGCCGTGGCCGTGCAGTGATGAAAGCTGAGACGGAAAAGCAGGGCGTGCCTGTTATGGGCGACTGCAAGCGCTGCTGTGGACGTGGGTATGAACGCATTCCGGCAGCGGAAGCCTATCGTGCTATCTCCGGAATTACGGAGAGCATAAGCCTGGCAACGTGGCATCGAAGCGGTAAACCATTCTACGACCAATTGATCGGAAAGCTCGAAACAGAGGAGTCCTGGGCGAATGTCGCGCTGAACAAGGTAACTGCATAGAATCAAATTAAATGGCTCATTATTTTATCGTGAGCTATTTACTTTTCAGGAAGCTGGGGATATGATTTCCAACAGTTGAAGTTGCGCGCTGTTGTTAAGTGCGCCTCAAAACGAAAGTTCCATCACTCTGTGATAATTAGAAAGCCCTCCGGACTCACCATCCGCGAGGGTTTTTTGCAATAGTGCCATCAAAAAGTTTATTCAGACAAAAATCGCAGCCTCCAGTAAACAAAAATGTTGACATGGTAAGCATAAATGTTTACTATCATGTCATGTTCAACGGATAGGAGGATTAGTGAGGCAAAGCGAGTTCAGGCGGTGGCTTGAATCTCAGGGTGTGGAAGTTTCAAACGGTACAAACCATCTGAAACTGAAATACAACGGGAAGCGAAGTGTAATGCCAAGACATCCCGGCGCTGAGTTAAAAGAACCATTGCGAAAGGCCATACTCAAGCAGTTAGGCCTGAATTAATAAACCAGCCCTTTGGGGCTGGTACTCGCAGGACTCACTACAAAAATATGCGATACCCGATAATGCTGGAACCGCACGACGGCGGATATGTGGTTTCTTTTCCGGATATACCGGAAGCCCTAACGCAGGGTGATACGCGAGAAGAAGCGCTGGCTATGGGGCTGGATGCACTGGTTACTTCATTTGAATTCTATTTTGAAGATAACAGGCCTGTTCCGGAGCCGGGCTTAATTTCCGGTGACTTTGTAGAGGTTCCGGCAAGTGTATCGGCGAAGGTGCTGCTGCTTAATGCTTTCCTTTCTTCTGGCTTGACTCAGGTTGAGCTGGCTACGCGCATGGGAGTTAAAAAGCAGGAAGTGACACGCATTTTCGATCTGCACCACTCAACGAAGATCGATACTATCCAGAAGGCATTAGCTGTTATGGGCGTATCATTATCAGTCAGGGCTGAGGGGCAGCTTGATGTGTACACACTTAAGAACGGGGAGTACACGTTGCCACGTAGGTTGTGTCAGGGGGCTAGAGTAAAATTTATTGCGTGCCCTGCATTAAAGCCTGCTGAAATTGCAGTATACAGTGCTGAAGTTGTGCATGATGAGAGGCAGGATTCTAGCTTTTTAGTGATTAGAGATCCGCAAAAGCTGGAATTAGAAAGTCCTGATATGGAACTGGTGAGTTCACTCTCGGTCAGTCTGACCACTGGACAATCGGCAATACCTGTAAACTGTGTTCTGCCTGAATCTTACTAAAGATAATTAATTGCAAAGGCTCACTTCGGTGGGCCTTTTTCATTTCAGCGCCCAAAGGATTTCCCTCACCAATTTTCCTGTGACTTTCACGGGGCGCTTCTTTCTACCTACGGCAGATGAGTAATGCGGGAATGTTTCCGGGCGACACTGGAAATATTAACCGGGAGCGCTTTGTTCACAACCTCATCAAATCCTAAAAGCGACTCCCCATCTCTGGGGGTGGGAAATGCAAAAGATGCCTTACAAATCTGATCCGGGCCTGATTGCAGCCATGATTGCACTAGGCATGACACTGCTCGGCGCTGTGGCTGCTTATGCCTACAAAGTATTAAGCGGGGAGGCGTTCAGCTGGCGGACCCTGTGTCTGCAGGTAATCGTCTCACTGTTCGCCGGGCTTCTGATGATGCTGATAGCAAACTATTGCAACTGGCCGCAGGAAGTGACCGGCGCAATCTGTGGCATGGCTGGCTGGTCCGGTTCATCCCTTATCAAAGCACTGGAAAAACGTTTTCTGCAGAAAGCTGCAGGCGATGCGGGAGCTGCTGAATGATTACTCTCGACCAGTTCCGGCGCGCGACCGGCATCAGCCACGCTCTGGCCGACATGTGGTTCCCTCACGTCGCAGCAGCGATGCGGGAATTCGATATCGACACGCCAAAGCGGCAGGCACACTTTCTGGCGCAGGTAGGGCATGAGTCTGCCGGCTTCACTAAAACCGAAGAGGGGCTGAATTACAGCGAGAGCGCTCTGAACGCTATGTTCGGCAAGCGTATCACCCCCTCACAGGCGAAAGCCTACGGCAGAAACAGCGGTCACCCCGCTGACCAGTGCATGATAGCCAGCATCATTTACGCAAACCGCAACGGAAACGGCAGCATCGAATCCGGTGACGGCTACCGGTACCGCGGGCGCGGGCTGATTCAGATAACTGGGAAGAAAAACTACTCGGCCCTGAATGCACAGCTGAGCGCTGACCTTATTGCAGCGCCGGACCTGTTATCGGGCAGGACACTTGCAGCACGGTCAGCGGCAGCCTGGTGGAAGAATCACGGCCTGAATGAGCTGGCAGACGCGGGGAATGTCGATCGCATCACGCGGGTTATCAATGGTGGCCTGAACGGTATCGATGACCGCCGGCAGCGTACCGCCCGCGCACTGGAGGTGCTATGCAGAACATGAACGTTATCCGCATCCTGATCCCCGTCATCTTCGTGGTCATCATCATCGGCTTCATTGCAAAGCTCGGCTATGACAATCAAATCCTCACGCAGAGGAACGAGCGTCTGCGCCTGCAGAACACTGAGCTGATGTCCAAAAATACCGACCTTGCCGGCACCATTAAAACGCTGGCGGCGCATGTTGGTGAGCAAAACGAAATCGTCCGCGCTGAGACAAAGCGCCGGGCAGCCGCAGAGATGAAGCAGCAGGGGCTACAGGATGAGGTTAAGCAGGTATTACGCGACAGCACGTGCAGCGTTGTGCTTGTCCCTGATGATGTCACTGACAAGCTGCGCGACCAGGCAGATTCAGTACGAAGCGGTAAAGGAGCCGCAGCTGCCGATACCGGCAAGCCTGCTAAGTGAATGCCCGGTACCGGTTATCCCAAAGCCAATGACCTACGGTGACAGTATCCTGCTCAACTTCCGGCTGCTGAACTCATTGGATGAGTGCAATGGCAAACTGAGAGCTATCAGCAGGATTGAAGAAATCAGAGCCTCGCAATAGCGGGGCTTTTTTGTACCTGCAGTAAATCACGCGCCATGCCCGGCGCATCAAACCACACAGAGCCTTTCAGGAATCAGCTTCGGAGATAACCGTTATAAGCGGCGGCTTCTCTGTGGGCGGTTATCTGGGCAACGAGGCTTATTCGCTAAAAGGTAAAACGCAATGACATATCCAACGGTGATCGTAAGTGGCGTATCTGTTCGTGTAGACAGTGAGGGCCGCTACTGCCTGAATGACCTACACGCAGCAGCAGTTCTGAACGGCGAAGCTACTGAATCGCAGAAGCCCAGCAAGTTCATCCGCAGCGCCACAGTTCAGCGGTTCGTCAAGGCGCTGGATGCCAGAGGACAAAAAAGTCCTTTGGAATATAATCAATCACTTAAAGTGATTCGGGGCGGTGACTCTCAGAGTGTATGGGGAGTCGAGATGATTGCCGTTCGATATGCGGCATGGATCAAGCCTGAGTTCGAGATTGATGTTTACAACACATTCATCGAAAGCCGCACAAGGTCACTCGACATCCTCAACCAACTAAACCGGCTCGATCATCTCATTTGCGGTGAAACCAAAGACATCAGCCAGTGTGCCAGCAAGATGGGTAAGTGGGGAAAAGGCGGTAGAAAGGCGCTGCTGAACGATGCACGCAAAAACCTGATTGACCAGCTCGATCCTGACATGGTGGCACTGATGGAAGGGAGCGCGGCTTAATTAACATGCCAGGAATAGCAGGTATGTAAGAGAGCCACTTTCACAACGGCTTTCATCACAAGGCGCTTTCTAACCAGAGCGCCTGATGATGAATCTCTCCGACAAGGGATAACGGTTAGCCACGCTGTGAAGCGTCGCGAAGCTGTGAGAAAAATTTGCTTCACTCGGATTAATCCTGGCGGTAGTCTGGTTGCTCTAATTTTCGCTAGGACCAATTTAATGAAGATTATAAACATTGATATGAATTTGAGCAGCTCAGAATTAGGTAGAGCCAAAAGATTTCTCATCTTAGACCGCGTGCCTACCGCGCGTTGGCAGGCCATATTTAATGAGCTTCATAAAAATTCAATGGATACCGCCAAGAGAGCGGTAACCACATCTGGCAAATACCTTGAGGTTGAGTGCTCAATGGATGAAATACAGCAACAAGTTGATAGGTTAAAGGCGCTTTGCCAGCAAACTGATGTTCAACTCCAAGCAGAATTTGATGAGTCTCAAAGAAAAGAGCAAGAACGTGTAAATCAAATTGAAGAAAAGAGGAAAATTGCAAGGGAACAATATAGTAAATTGAAGTTTTGATAAGAAATCCGCCTCCGGGCGGTTTTTTATTGAAGCAAATATGCCAGACACCTCTCGCATTACCGTCACCATCAAATCCGGTGAAACTCATGAAGGGCTGATGAACAGATCGCAGCCAGAGATCGTTAACGGCTTCATCGGCATTGCCCGCGAGGATGGTGGCTGGGTCTATCTGGCGCCTGATGACGTGCTCAAGATGGAGTACGAGCCAGAGCAAAAAGAGTAAGATGGCCTTCACCACAAAGGAGGAGGTTGCCGATGAAGTTTAAGCCAAGATTTGAGGATTACACGGAAGCCGAGTTTACAGCGTTAGTAGCTGTAATTTTCAGTGCCGAGGGTGGCGAAGCATACCAGGACGAACTGATTGAACATGTTTGCTCTCTGTCTGAGCATCCAGAAGGTTCAGACCTGATTTTCTATAATGATGACGATGACCTGACTCCAGAGAAGGTTGTGGCGACAATGAGAGAGTGGCGCAAAGGTCAGGGGCTGGCTGATTTCAAGGCGTAGTCATCACAAGGCGCATTTGCGAGTGCGCCTGATGATGAGTGATTATGATCAAAAATCAGTAAGATAATTCTTATACCAATGATGTATGCAAGATATTATCTCTTTGCTGAATGTTCAGCTTGTCTTAAGGGATTACGAAATGACCTCTTACTACGTGAATAAAAACCAACAAGCAAATGGCGATCATGAAGTCCATACCGATAGCTGCCGTTTTTTGCCATTACCCCAAAACAGAGTGTCACTTGGCAATTATGCAACTTGCGCACCTGCTGTGCAGGAGGCTAAAAGGCTTGGCTATTCAAGGGCCAACGGTTGCAGAACCTGCAGCTTTGCTTGCCATACGTCATAAAATAAATTGAACAAATGAAGGCTGCCATGGCGGCCTTTTTTATTGGAGTAAATATGGCAAAGCTCACTGACAAACAGGAGCTGTTTGCCCGTGAGTACCTGAAAGACCTCAATGCCACACAGGCAGCTATCAGGGCGGGCTACAGCGAGAAGACCGCCAAAGAGGCTGGCTATGAAAACCTCACAAAACCTCACGTACTGGAATTAGTTGCAGAGCTTAAGGCTCAGCGTGTAGAGCAAACCGGTATTGATGCGGCCTATGTGCTTCGTCGCTTGGTAGAAATTGACCAGATGGATGTGCTCGACATCATGACTGATGACATGAGTATTAAGCCTGTCTCCGAGTGGCCCGCGTCATGGCGCCGTTACCTGAGCGGATTCGATCTGGCCGATATGTTCGAAGGCCGGGGAGAAGACCGTGAAATGGTTGGCATCTTGAAAAAAATTAAGTGGCCGGACAAGGTCAAAAACCTCGAACTGCTTGGCAAGCACGTCACAGTCCAGGCATTCAAAGACAACGTTAAAAACGAACTGGTTGGCCCCAACGGTTTGCCACTGGCTGCGCCTACGTTCGTTGTTAGCTTCGGAGCGGATGATGACGACAGCGGAGAAGAGACTTAGCTTCGCGCCCAAATTCAAACCTCTCTTTAAGGCAATTCGCTATAAGGTATTTCATGGTGGTCGAGGCGGTGCTAAATCATGGGGTATCGCCCGCGCACTGGTCATCATGGCCGCATCAAAGCGCCTACGAATCCTGTGTACCCGCGAAGTGCAGAACTCGATCAAGGATTCAGTGCACAAACTGCTGAAAGACCAGATTGAGATGCTCGGCCTTAACCCGTGGTTCCGCATCACCAACGAGACGATTACCAGCGCCTGCGGTAGCGAGTTCCTTTTCAAGGGACTGCGTTTCGACCCGCTGGGCATTAAGTCTACCGAGGGTGTCGATATCTGCTGGGTGGAAGAGGCTCAGTCTGTCTCTGCCGATTCGTGGGACATCCTGATCCCGACCATCCGGAAAGAAGGCTCGGAAATCTGGGTATCGTTCAACCCCGGCGAAGAGAAAGACCCGACCTATCAGCGCTTCGTGGTTAACCCGCCTGATGACAGCATCACGGTTGAGGTGAACTACTACGACAACCCGTATCTGCCCGAGACGCTCCGCAAAGAGATGGAGTACTGCAAGCGGGTAGATTACGAGGCATACGAACACGTCTGGCTGGGCAAGCCTAAGTCGATATCTGAGGCGGTTATCTTCAGGCAGCGCTACAAAGTCGATGCATTCCCTGATGACCTGTGGCAGCAAGCCGATCGTCTGTTCTTTGGTGCTGACTTCGGTTTCGCAAATGACCCTAGCACCCTGATCCGCATGTTCATGCTCGGCACCCGGCTTTATATCGAATATGAGGCCTACGGTGTCGGCGTCGAGTTGGATGAAATGGCGCAGTTTTACGACTCCATCCCCGAGGTTCGACGCTGGCCTATAAAGGCCGATAACGCGCGCCCTGAGACAATCAGCCACATTGGCAGGCAGGGCTTCAGCATTGACGCGGCCGCCAAGTGGAAGGGCAGCGTGGAAGATGGCATTACCTACCTGAAAGGGTTTGAAGAAATCATCATCCATGAACGCTGCAAGCACACCGCCGACGAGTTCCGGCTCTACTCCTACAAAGTCGACAAGAAGACCAACGAAATTCTTCCGGTCATTGTCGATGCACATAACCACTGCATAGACGCCATACGCTACGGGCTGGACGGTTACATCACCAGCTCAGACAGCCTTGGCACTTGGGCGCAACTTGGCAGAGGCTGAACATGTCCGAAACACAAAACGTGTCGCAGCCTTTACCGACGCGTGACAGCTACGAAAACTTCATTGCCCGCATGGGCGTCAATGAGTCGAACCAATCCGGCGCGGGAACCTACCGCAATAACTGGACTTCGCGCAACAGGCTGCTGATTGAGCAGGCTTACCGGTCGTCCTGGCTGGTGGGCGCAGGTGTTGATGCTATCCCTGATGACATGACCCGCAAGGGCGTGACAATCACCTCAAAGCTCGAGGACGGGGTGAAAAAGCAGCTCGATAATGCATGGGATGAGCTGGGTATATGGGAACATCTCAACGATACGCTGAAGTGGGCAAACCTCTACGGCGGAGCTGTGGGGGTCATCCTGATTGACGGCCAGAATTACTCAACGCCACTGCGCATCGAGACCATCGCTAAGGGCGCTTTTAAAGGCATCATGGTCATGGACCGGTGGATGCTCAATGCTACGACAGAACGCCGCGTGACTGAGCTGGGACCAGACTTCGGCATGCCAGAGTTTTACCGCGTGGTGACATCAGCCACAGGCATCCCGCCGTGGCGCATTCATCACTCCAGGCTGATCCGCTTTGACGGCGTTCCGCTGCCATATCAGCAGCGTCTGACAGAAAATGACTGGGGCATGTCAATCATCGAAAGATGTTTTGATCGCCTGCTGGCTTTCGACAGCACGACAACCGGCGTAGCTCAGCTCGTTTACAAAGCGCACCTGCGCACGTACAGCATTGAGAACCTTCGCGGCTTACTGGCAATGGGCAAAGACAACCCGGCATTCAAAGGCCTGATGTCGCACATGGACATGATCCGCCAGTACCAGAGCAACGAAGGCATGACGATCATGGACGCCAAGGACAAATTCGAGGCGCACTCCTATTCGTATGCTGGTCTCAGCGATGTGCTGGCGCAGTTCGGGCAACAGGTATCAGGTGCTTTCGGCATCCCGCTGGTTCGCCTGTTCGGCCAGTCTCCTGCTGGCTTCTCTACCGGTGATACTGACCTCGCCAACTATTATGACAACGTGTCCACCAAGCAGGAGCGCAAGCTTCGCCGCCCAATCCGTAAACTGTTCGAAGTGCTGCACATGAGCCTGTTCGCTCAGCCGCTGCCTGATGACTTCGCATTTGAATTTAACGAACTGTGGCAGGTCTCTGACAAAGAGCGTGCAGAAATCGCTAACACGGTCGTCGATGCCACTACTAAAGCTGTGGATGCTGGCCTGATGACCGATAAGGCCGGGGCGCTGCATCTGCAGGAGACCTCACGTGTAACGGGCTTTGGCGGAACCATCAGCGACGAGGATATTGATAATGCCAGTGACCTCCCGCCGCCGAGCGAGAAAGACCTCGACAACGTCGAAACCACCGAATCTGAAGCGCGCCGAGAGGCAACTGAGAACACAGCTACGACAGATAGCGCAGGCGGTGGGCGCCATAGTCGAGGGTTCTTACGATGGTTCAAATGACAGCGTCACCGATATCATGGACAGGCTGGAGCGTTATGCCGACCTGATAGAGCCATGGTCTGAAGCTGTATCGAAGCGTCTTATCAGCACGCTGGAGATCGCCGACGATGCGATGTGGCGTGAGCGCTCCTATCAAATCTCTGCCGGCCTGCGCGATCTGATGGCAGCCAGCCAAGGGCAGGTCACACGCAGCATCATTGCCGAACAGGTGAAGCTGTTTAAATCACTGCCGTTGCAGGCTGCCGATCGCGTTTACGACATTCACAACCAGGCGATAGAGGCCGTGGTGTCCGGTAAGCGTTCCAGTACGCTGAGGCAGGAGATCATGCGCACCGGCGAGGTTACTGAGGCACGGGCAAGAACGATTGCCCGCACTGAGGTTGGCCGGGCATCAACTGCAATCACCCAGGCGCGATCAACCGCCATCGGCTCTAGCGGCTATATCTGGCGTACTGCCGATGACAGCGACGTGCGCCACTCCCACAAGCAGATGGAAGGCAGGTATGTCGACTGGTCAAACCCGCCCACGCTGGACGGAATGACCGGACATGCAGGACAGTTCCCTAACTGCCGGTGCTATTGTGAGGTCGTTTTTTAAGTTTCCGACTCTTTACTGGTATCGCGAAGCAAAGAACCAGCTGGAAGACAAAAAATACTCCAACAACCCCCAAGAAATAAACTGCATGCGCCCATTCTGCGTCAAAATACTTGATTAGCAGACTTAAAAGCACATCGGCAATGTTTGTAGCAATTGGGGCAACTGCCGTGCCCAAAGTTACCAACTTAGAGTTTCGCGTTGTCTTAAACCGGCCCATTCGGTCCCAAATAACTGTGGCAAGCACGAAAATTGCGTAAATGCCATTTATGGTTAACAACCCACCATCCTGCTGATTAGCCTTGAGTATCATAAAACCCAAAACATAGGCCAGTGATGATACAAATGCTACTGCCACAGCCGGACATGTATAGCCCTTAGGTAATTTCATATGGTTCCTTCCTAATTATTTTCAGTGAATGGTTAATAAACCTTATAGAGAAGACGTATGCAATATTTCTTCACCACCCGCCTCGGAAACACTCGTTTTGAGATGGCCGATGGCTCACTGCTGTGCAAAGACGTCCCGATCGCCCGCACCGGTGCACAGGTTTACGACGAAAGCGAATTGCCTGGCATTGTCGGTGACGATGATGGCGAGATTGTCGTCACTCGCGACGCTGACGAAGTGTTCCGCCCCGAAACGCTCGCCTCCTTCGAAGGCATGGCTTTCACGCTGGGCCACCCGAAAGACATGGTCAATCCGGGCAACTGGAAAGACTACGCACACGGGCATATTCAGAACGTTCGCCGCGGCACCGGCGACCAGTCAGATCTGATGCTGGGCGACATTCACATCAAAACCGCCGAAGCCATCCAGCAGGTAATGAACGGCCTCGAGCAGATTTCTATGGGCTACGACGCCGACTACGAGCAGAAAGGCCCGGGTCAGGCACGACAGCACTCAATTATCGGTAACCACTGTGCGGGCGTGCCAAATGGCCGTGCAGGTATTCGCTGTTCAATTGGAGATAGCATATCAATGGCAAATAAAACACAGGGCTGGCTTACCCAGCTGAAACGGGCAATTAAAACCAAGGACTCCGCCACCATGGAAGACTTGGTTGATAACGCTCCCGCAGAACTGATTGAGCCGGAACTGGATTTGCTACGCGCGCTCAATATCACAATCAACCCGGCGCAACCACTGCCACCTGAAAAGCCGCTCGGCGGCCTGACTACCGATGACGGCGAAGGCGGTGCGCAGACTAACAGTGAGCTAGAGGCGAAAGTTGACGCACTGACGTTGCTGGTTCAGCAGCTGATTAACCCGGCCTCGACTGGAACCGTCGACAGCGATGATCCGGAAGAGAAAGAAGAGAAGACCCGCGCAACGACCGATGCTGCTTATCATCAGGGTGTGGTGGCGCGTGCTGAGCTGATTCTGCCGGGCGTCAAGCTGCCGGAGGGCGGCAAGCTGGCGGCGTTCAAGCGCTCAACAATGGATGCGGCATTCAAAACGCCAGACGGTCAGGCGCTGCTGTCTCCGCTGGTGGGCGTGTCTCCTGACTTCGCAAAAATGCCCAAAGCAACGCTAGATGCGGTGTTTGTGTCTGCCAGCGAAATCGCTAAAGCGCGCAACAACGTGCCGGCACCTAATGGCCGCTCAAACTTCTACGACGCATCTAACAAAAACTCTCCGGCTGCCCTGAATAAGGCATTCGCCGCCCACTGGAATAAATAAGGGATAACCAATGCCTTCAATACTGTACCGGATGCCAGTAGGCATCGCCGGGGCTATCTCACGCCCTCAGGATTTGACCACCGAGCCGGTGATTCTGAATTCGGCAAACACTTTCAGCGCTTATGGTCTTGCTGGTAAAGACAGCGCTGATGGCAAATTCATCCCACTGGCGGCGGATGATGCAGCCACAGTGATTACCGGCCTGTACGTGCGCCCGTACCCAACCACCTCAACGCCTGACATGGTACGTCAGGTCGGTGCTGGCAAGAATTTCACGGGTGATGTGATGAAGCGCGGCTATATGACCGTGAATATCGGCGGCACTGCAGTGAACCTGACCAAAGGCGCGCCGGTTTATGTGCGTAACGCTAACCCGACCGACGCGAGCCCGCTGGGTGCAATTCTGGGCGCGGAAGTTACCGACGAAACCGTCGAACTGCCTAACGCTACTTTCACTGGCGCAGGCGATGCCGATGGCAACGCTGAAATCGCTTACAACATTTAAGGAAAACGCTGCATATGTTTACTTTTGACCAAGCCACCGTTGACGGTACTGGCGCTTTCCTGGTTGGCGAGCTTGAGCGCCTCGATCAGGAACTGAACATGCCGCTGGTCGGTTACACGTGGTCGCGCGATATTCAGCTGCGCGAAGACGTGTCTATCGCTGACGACATCAGCTCTTTCACCAACTCGACCTTTGCTGCGCCGGGCACGCCGAATCCAAACGGTAAAAACTGGATCGGCAAAGACTCTACTGCCATCGCAGGCCCGAGCGTCGATATCGCAAAAACCGGCTTTCCGCTGTCCCTGTGGGGCATGGAGCTGGGCTGGACTGTTGTTGAACTGGCCGCCGCCGCTAAAGTCGGCCGTCCGATTGACACCCAGAAATACGATGCAATGCAGCTGAAATGGAACATGGACACCGACGAGCAGGTTTATCGAGGTGACAGTCAGCTGGGTGTGAAAGGTCTGTTTAACTACGCCGGCGCGTCTGTCACCAACGCAGTGAAAACGTGGGCCAACTCGACTAATGCCGAGATTCTGGATTCCATCAACACGCTGCTGACCAATGCATGGAAAGCTTCGGGTTATACGCTGGTACCGCGTGACCTGCGCCTGCCGCCTAAAGCGTTCGCGCTGCTGGCGCAGCGTATCGTATCTGACGCCGGTAACCAGTCTCTGCTGACCTACCTGCAGAACAACACCATCGCATTCCATCAGAACGGCGTGCCACTGAGCATCTATGCCGTTAAATGGCTGGAAGGTGCAGGCGTTGGCGGTACCGATCGCATGGTTGCTTATACCAACGACAAAAAGTATGTGCGCTTCCCGATGGTTCCGCTGCTGAGCGTGCCGGTGCAGTACCGCGGTATTTACCAGCTGACCACTTACTACGGCAAGCTGGGTGCAGTTGAGTCACCATACCCGGAAACCATGGCGTATCTGGACGGCATCTAACCAATCCGGCCCCGCAAGGGGCCAACAGGAGCAGCAAATGGCTAAGAAGACGATTCGCGTCCATACCCCGTTCGATTTCCAGTTCGAAGACGGCACCAGTCAGCACTTTGAAGCAGGCGAGCATACCGTTGATGACAAGGTGGCCGATCACTGGTTTGTTACCGCACACTCTGATGTAACCGGCAAGGCAAAGTCCAGTGCCGACACGAAAGAGCTTCAGTCGCAGATCGACAGCCTGACGGTGCAGCTGGATGCTAAAGAAAAGGCATATGGTGAACTGCAGCAGTCAGTTGCTGATAAAGACCAGGCAATTGCTGATCTGACCGCGCAGCTTGCGGCATTACAGGTGCCTGTCAATGAACCACCGCCGGAAGGTGATGCTGATGGCAAGAAACAAAAACCTGCCGGCGGTAAGTGATTTTCGGCGCGACTTCCCTCAGTTCGATGACACCACCAAATACCCCGATGCAGTAATCCAGTTCCGCCTCAACCTTGCAGACACAATGATCGACGGCTCAGCCATGGGGGATATGTTCCCTTATCTGGCCGAGCTGTTTGTCGCGCATTACATGGTGCTGCATGGTGCTGACTCAGCTGCTGGTGCACTGGGTGGTGCTGGTGGCTCTACCAGCGGCGTGGTTGCTTCCAAGTCCGTCGACAAAGTCAGCGTGAGCTATGACAACAGCTCAACGCTTAATGCTGACGCGGGCTTCTGGAATTTCTCGCGCTACGGTGCGGAGTTCTGGCAAATGCTGATGCTCTTTGGTTACGGGGGGATTCAGCTGTGAGGTCAGGTCTGAATATTCGGGCTGATAATGCGCAGAGCATTCTGGATGCTCTTAAAGCCCTGACAAACAGGGATGTGCTGGTGGGCATACCTGAATCGAAAGATGCACGTGATGAGGGTGAGTTCGGAAATGCGGGCATCGGGTACATCAACGAGAGCGGATCGCCGGCGCAAAACATTCCGCCGCGCCCGCATCTCAAGCCCGGCGTGAAGTCGGTCGAGCAGGATTTCGTGCCTCACCTGAAGGCGGCCGCGCAGAAGGCGCTGGAAGGTAATGCGGAAGGGGCGATGACGTCCCTCGACCGCGCCGGAACGATAGCGGCTAACGGGGTGAAGCGCTACATCACCATTACCGGATTTACACCCCTGGCAGATACCACTATCACCAGCCGTCTCCGCCGGGGGCGCACCGGCAACAAGCCACTTATCGACACCGGCGAGTACCGCCGTTCAATCACGCACGTTGCGAGGGATAAAGATGCCGACACTTGATGTAACGGATGTTCTGCTGTCGCCTGAATTTCTCGATACGACGCTCGTGGTAACACGCAATGAGCAGACAGTCGATGAGGATGGCTTTCCCAAAAACATCACCACAGAAACGCCGTTCGGCGGTGTGGTGACGGTTGACCACTCACTGGAAGCCCGGCGCATGCAGGCCGGGCAGGTGATTAATGGCGCAATCCTGATAGTCACCACCTACCGGCTGAGCAGCGGCAACACCGGCATTGATGCCGACATCGTGACATATCGAGGCCGCGACTATCGCGTGACATTCGTCGATCCTTACACAGCCTATGGTGCCGGCTTTGTGCAGGCGCACTGTGAGCTACAGCCGTTTGATGGAGGCCCGCGTGAGTAACAGCAGCACATCGGCGGGGTATCTGACGCCCGTCAGCGCGCCGCAGTCCTACGATGAAACGCTGGAGCGCGAACTCAGCCAGTGGGTGCGGGCATTGTCTGGACTGCCTGCCAAGATGGTGCGCCCGCGCTGGACAGAGAAGCAGGCAGCAATTCCAGCGGCGGACGTGAACTGGTGCGGATTCGGCATTATCGGCTTCACAGTTGACGATGGCCCCGCATTCGTACGGCAGACCGATGACAGTAATCAGCTGTGGCGGCATGAGGTGATCGAAACGCTTGCCTCGTTTTACGGCCCGCAAAGCCAGTCCATCGCGACGCTGCTCCGTGACGGGCTGACGGTTGAGCAGAACAATGAAGCCCTGAAAACAAACGCGCTGTCTCTCGCTGATTACAGTGAACTGACCGCCTTCCCTGAGCTCATCAATAACCAGTGGGTGCGCCGGTACGACATTACCGTGCGCCTGCGCCGCAAAGTTATCCGCGATTACGGCATCAAATCTCTGGTCAGCGCGCCAGTATCATTCTTTGGAGATTAATCTATGGCACAGGGCTTACCTGTATCCAACGTTGTAAACGTTGATGTGATCATGTCGCCCACTGCGGCGACGGGTCGTAATTTTGGCTCGCTGCTCATACTCGGCACCTCTACGGTTATCCCTGTGTCAGAGCGCATCCGTCAGTATACCGGATCGGAAGATATTGGCGCCGATTTTGGTGAGGACAGCCCGGAGTATGCTGCCGCGCTGGTGTATTTTTCACAGTCACCACAGCCGAAGCAGGTTTATGTAGGGCGCTGGGCAAAGACTCTGGCTGCTGCAGAGACAGGTGCTGAAGAAACGCTGGCGCAGGCCATCAGCGCTGTTCTGCAATTCACTAACTGGTATGGTCTGGGCATTGCCGACAATGAAGACCTCACCCCGGCAGAAATTACCGCTACCGCCGCGGCTATTCAGGCGTCAAGCCTCAGCCGCGTGTTTGCCGTAACGTCCGACGACTCCGGTATTATCGACTCAGCCTCAACTACTGACATTGCCTCAACGCTAAAAGCCGCGGGCTATGGCCGTACCTTTGTTCAGTATTCGGCGAAGAGCAAGTATGCGGCGCTGTCCGCGTTTGGTCGTGCATTCACGGTCAACTTTACCGGCAACAACACCACGCTCACTCTGAAGTTTAAAACTGAGCCAGGCATAACGTATGAAACCCTGACCAGCTCGCAGGCTGCCGCGGTCGATGCGAAAAATGCCAACGTCTACGTGTACTACGCGAACGACACAGCAATCCTGCAGCAGGGTGTGATGTCAAACGGCGAATTCTTCGATGAGCGCCATGGCCTGGACTGGCTGCAGAACTACGTGCAGACCAATCTCTTCAATCTGCTTTACACCTCTACCACCAAAATTCCGCAGACAGAGGCCGGTATCACGCGCCTGTTGTCAAACGTAGAGCAGTCGCTTGACCAGGCTGTTTCCAATGGGCTGGTTGCGGCAGGTGTGTGGAATGGCGGCGATATCGGGCAAATCACGGCGGGCGACACGCTGACGAAGGGCTATTACGTCTATGCGCAGCCGCTGTCCTCTCAGGCGCAGGCCGACCGTGAGGCGCGCAAAGCACCGCTTATCCAGGCGGCAATCAAACTGGCCGGCGCGGTTCACTACGCCGACGTTCAGATCAACGTTGTTCGCTAAGGGGGCATAAATGGCGACTTATAGCTTTATGGACGTTGTCGCGTCCCTTAGCGGGCCGACAGGATCAATTGACCTTGGGTATGGTTCTGCCAACTCCGAGGAAGGTATCACCGTCACCATGACGGAATCCAAAAACACCATGACCATCGGCGCTGACGGTGAAGTGATGCACAGCCTGCACGCGGGCAAGAGCGGCACTATGACCGTCACATTGCTGAAAACATCCCCGGTCAACAAAAAGCTGTCTCTGATGTACAACGCACAGAGCCAGTCTTCTGCGCTGTGGGGCAACAACGTAATCGTGCTGCGCAACCATGCTTCAGGCGACATCACAACCGCCCGCGCCGTGGCGTTCCAGAAACAGCCAGACCACAACGATGCAAAGGTTGGCAACACCAAATCGTGGGTATTCGACTGCGGTAAAATCGACCAGGTTCTCGGGGAGTTTTAACGGATGGAATTTGAAATAAAAGGGGTGCAGTACCGCACCAAACAACTGAGCGTGTTTGATCAGCTTAAAGTCACCCGTAAGTTACTGCCGGTTCTCGCCGGCATCATGCCTGACATGCAGAGCATCAAAGATGCCCTGCCGAAAGAGGGTGGCGATGCAGACCCGCAGGCAGTTTATGGCGTGCTCGAAAAGGCGCTGCCGAAGATTGCAGAAAAACTGGCTGACATGACGGAGGAAGACACCAACGCGATCATCTTCCCGTGCCTGTCCGTGGTTTCACGCAATCACGGCAAAGGATGGGCTGCAGTTATGCAGTCGGGCGAACTGATGTTTGATGACATCGACCTGATGAGCATGCTGCAGATGGTTGGCCGCGTGGTAGGTGACAGCCTAGGAAATTTTTTGCCCGCAGCCCCCGCCAGCGAGATGCAGCCCCCGCCAGCGGGTTAACACTCGACACCCTTCCAGACGGCGAAGATTATCTGATGCGCCCGGTTGATGCCGGGTATATCAGCTATGCGGCGCTCAAAGACGGGTCGATTGACCTCGCGGACATTGCCAGAATGAACGACTGGCTGGACCTCAAAGCGGATAACAATGCCCGCATACGTCGCTGGGAGCAGGACAACCAATGAACGCTGAAACGATCAAAGACTTCCTTGTTTCTCTTGGCTTCCAGATTGATGAGGCGGGGGCGCGCAAGTTCGATGCGGTTGTGGCCGGCACGACATTGAAGGTGGTAAAGCTTGGCGCAGCGGTTGAGGCGTCAGCGCTTTCTGTCGTGGCGTACACTGCTAAAATTGCCAGCGCGCTGGATAACCTTTACTGGATGTCACAGCGTACCGGTGCAACAGTCGCAGGTATCCAGCAGATTGGCTATGCCGTTTCTCAGATGGGCGGCACGGTTGATGGTGCGCGCGCATCGCTCGAGAGTCTGGCGCGCTTCGTACGCAACAGTCCCGGCGCGGAAGGGTTTTTGAATCGCCTTGGCGTGCAGACCCGCGACGCTAAGGGAAATATGCTGGATATGGCGTCTGTATTTACGGGCGTTGGTCAGCGTCTCAGCAGTATGCCGTACTATCGCGCCAACCAGTATGCGCAGATGCTTGGCATTGATGAAAACACGCTGATGGCGATGCGGCGAGGGATAGGGCAGTTCAGCGCTCAGTATTCGCAGATGGCGAAAGCTATTGGATATAACGCGGATCAGGCTGCAGTAAGCTCTAACAAGTTCATCACCTCACTAAGTTCTTTCGGCCAGATGGCTGGAATGGCGCGAGATAAGATAGGCTCTAATCTGGCTGAGGGCCTGTCTGGCTCTATTGATAACCTGCGTAAACAGGTGGTTGATAATTTCCCCAAAATAGAAGGCGTGATCACCAGCAGCGTAAAGGGGATTCTCTGGCTGGCTGAAGTAATCGGGCGCATAGTTTACCGGCTGATTCAGGCCGGTGCTGACATCATGGATTGGTGGTCATCGCTGGATAAATCCACGCAGCGTCTGATTGAGATATTCGGCGCGCTGGTAATCGCCTGGCGCATTTTGAACGGCGCATTCCTTATGTCGCCTATTGGCATAATCACCGCCCTTAGCGTTGCCATTCTCGCGCTTTACGACGACTACAAAACGTGGAAAGAAGGTGGCAAGTCCCTCATCGACTGGAAGAAGTGGGAGCCGGAAATCACCAATGCCATTAAGGCAATTGATGACCTGAAAAACCGCGTAATGTCTTTGCTGGGTATCGACCCGAAAACATGGTCAGCCAAATGGGACCTGAGCAACCTGACGGAGAACCTTGGCGGCCTGGCAAAAATGCTGGATGGTATTGCAAGGCTTCTGAATGCGATTAAGGACGGGCGCTGGAAGGATGCCTACTCGATTGGTCGCGAGATAATGCAGCAGAAGGGTAGTTCCGATGCTATGCCTCAGGTATCCGGCAGTGCCAATGGCGTGGCTGACTGGATTAAAGGCAAAACGGGGTTCGACCCGCGCAGCATTGGGCAATATTTCACAGGCGACGATGCTGGTGGCGATCTGAAGCGCGGAGAGCGGAACAATAATCCTGGTAACCTGAATTACGTGGGTCAGGCGGGTGCGTCGCTCGAAAGGCCGGGCGGACGATTTGCGAAGTTTGAGACAGCTTACGATGGTCTCAGAGCAATGGCTCGCCAGCTAACCCTGTATGCTCAGCGCGGCATCAACACGGTTCAGGGAATCATTTCAACGTGGGCTCCTTCATCCGAAAACAATACCGGCGCATATGTGAATGCCATAGCATCAAAGCTTGGTGTAAACCCGAATGCTGCATTAAACCTCCAAAACCCTCAGGTGCTTTCACAGCTGATGGATGGAATTATCCGCCATGAGAACGGCAGGAATATCTATCCATCCGAGCTGGTTAATCGCGCTGCCGGTGGTGCTCCCGTTATCCATCAGGAAACCAACATTCACATGCATGGGGTTTCCGACCCGGGGCAGGCTGGCAAAGCGGTCGCCGAACAGCAGATATCTGTTAACTCACGATTCAGTCAGACAATGGCAACAGGGCCACGCTAATGGATATTCTTTCAACGTTGTTTTCGCTGCAGAGCCGAAAGATTGGCCTGATTGTGCCGGATGTGGTGATTTCGGAAAAGCACAGTGACACGCTGGAAATTACCGAGCATCCGGTAGAAGACAAAGCGCCGGTGGCTGACCATGCCTTCCGCCGGCCATCCGAAGTCGTGATGGAGGTAGGTTTTGCTGGCGGCGGCTCGCTGCTGGATTTGCTCGATACATCAGCAATTGGTCTGAGCCTTGGCCTCAGTCCGAAAGAGACGTATCAGGAGCTGATTGACCTGCAGCGCAGCCGCGTTCCTTTCAGCGTAACTACCGGCAAGCGTCTTTATAGCAATATGCTGATCCGCGTGCTGGATGTGACTACTGATAAAACAACCGAGAACGTTTTGGCGGCTACCCTGACATTGAGAGAGGTGCTGATTACTTCGACTCAGAGCGTTACGGTGGCTGACAAGACAGACATGTCTCAGGGCGTAAGCACGTCAGAGGTACAGAACTCTGGTGTTAAATCAACAATTCCCGGTGATGATGCCTCATTCCTGCAAAAAGTTGCCTGGTGGTGGAGCTTATGAATATTGCTGAAATTCCGCTTACTCCCGATAACCAGCAATTCAATACCGCCATTAACGGCGTCAATTATTTAATTCAGACGCTGTGGCGCGATGATGCCGGCTGGATTATCGATCTGCAGGACAGTAGCGGGGCGGACATCGTTACCGGCATTCCTCTGGTGACTGGCGCAAACCTGCTGGCGCAGTTCTCATACCTTAATCTGGGCTTTGGCCTGGCTGTAGTGTGTGACGACCCGGCGCAGGATTACCCGACTAAAATCGATTTGGGCATCAACAGCCACCTGCTGGTGGTAACGGAGTAAGCATGTCACAGAACTGGATGCGCCATTTCGAGCTGCAGATACTGTCCGAGAAGGGCGACGGCATCAGCCTGAGCGACTTCAAGGTGGTGTTTAACATCACCTGGACAGATACCCGCTGGCCGCGCGTGGCGATGGTGCGGATTTACAACCTGTCTAAAGATACTGCATCACGCATTTTGGGGCAGGAGTTCGCGAAGATTAAAATCATCGCGGGTTATGATGGCATGGGATACTCAACAGATCAGAACTTCGGGGAGATATTTAGCGGTGACATTCGGTTTACTGTCACCGGGCGTGACAATCCGACCGATACTTGGGTGCTGATTCAGGCGGTAGACGGTCATCAGGCGTTTATGAACGCCAGTGTTACCAAAACTCTTGCAGCCGGTTACACGGTGGCGGATGTGCATTCTGCTGCTATGGAGAGCTTCAACCCGTACGGCGTGACGCAGGGCATTACCGGCGATATGCCCACAACTGTCTACCCGCGAGGGCGTGTTATTTACCAGTCGTCCCGCGACGTAATGGATAACGTGGCCGCGCAGTGCGGCGCAACGTGGCAGTTGGTCGCCGGTCAGGCGCAAATGGTGCCTACCGATAAGTATGTGCAGAACGCTATTGTTCTGAACAGCGATACCGGGCTGATTGGCATGCCGCAGCAGACGATGGGCGGCGGGGTAAATGTGCGCTGCCTCATCAACCCTAATATTCAGCTTAAGGGTCTGGTACAGATAGACCAGGCGTCAGTGTATCGCGCCAGCCTGTCAGCGGATGAGGTTAAAACACTGCCGGGCAGAGCCAGCGAAAGTAACACCAATGGCAATCTGACGGTGAATGGAACGCTGCAACAGCCCGCAAGTATTGCTGCGGACGGCGTGTATATCGTATCGGCTATAGATTATACTGGCGATACCAGAGGTCAGCCGTGGTACATGGATTTGATGTGCATCGCTCGCGGTTCTGCTGATCTTCAAACAAATTCATCGTTGAATAGGACATATTGATGATACGCGTAGTAATCGCGCTTATTTTAACCTTACCTGGCTCGGTTTTTGCCGACTCACAATGTGGGCCATTTAAATTAGGAACAAGTGATGCCAATGACGGTTGGGCGCGCATTAATGGAGTCAAACCAGAAAGCCAAAAGTTCACTTTCTTGAAAGCAGATGGCGATTACGAAAATGTCAAAATGCAGTGGATGGTACAGCGTAGCGATGCCCCCGGCTGGTTTGGCATGGACTATGTGAAGCGCAATGGAAGGGCCATTCTTAACGTTGAGGCAGTTCGCAGCAACATGGATCAGCCCCGAGTGTTTGGTTCGTTCGATTGCAAACGGGTAAAGTGATATAAAATCAGGTTTCGCCGTTATCACCATCGTCATTAAGCACGATTTTTTTATATTCCTGCATAAGCTTTTTAACCTCATCATCACTTAGGTTGGAAGCTTCTATGCTTTTGGTTCCATCGCTTATCTTCAAAGTCTTAGAACTTCGCGTTTTAATCCAAGAGCTAATAATATTCCCTATGGCATGAAATGCAGCGCCCGACGAGGCGATAGCTATCGTAACGGAAAGCAAGGTTGATCCAGCATCTATGGCATCACAAGTAAAAACTTTACGGCTCACCCTGTATTCACTTTCATCAATTTCGTCCTGAATGGCAGGCAATATTTGCTTACTCACCTCCGGAGACATCTCGATGGTTATATCAAATTTGGGCATTGTGGCACCTGAACCTTATAAAGATAAATTGAGGCTTGCCGGGCGACTGCTGATCAGTGTTTTGCTGCTCATGCTTAATAGCAATGTCACTATGGTCTACGGTCGCGTGGAAGTTAAAGTTAATACTGACTGTGATAACTAATAACACGATCATTAGAACTTAAATATCCTGACATTTGATCAGTAACCCGCTTCGGCGGGTTTTTTATTGCCTGGAGAAAATATGTCAGTATCACCTCAGTCACTGGCCGGTGGCGAACAGCAGGCCATGAAGGTGCTGTCTGATTCCATCTTCTCGATGTTGCGCGTCTCTCTGCCCGGCATCATCGAATCTTTTGACCCCATCGCATGCACCTGCACCGTTCAGCCAGCACTTAAAGGCCAGACTGCCGATGAACTGGGCAACATAAAATCGGCACCACTTCCTCTGCTGGTGGACGTGCCAGTAATCTTCCCGCGCGGGGGCGGCTGCACTATTACCTTTCCTGTGAAAGCAGGTGACGAGTGCCTGGTGGTTTTCTCCGATCGCTGCATCGATTTCTGGTGGCAGAGTGGGGGTGTGCAGGAACCCGTCGACCCGCGCCAACATGATTTATCCGATGCTTTTGCCATCGTTGGACCACAGTCACAGGCGAACGTGATTGAGAATATCAGCACGACAACGATGCAGATGCGAACTGATGACGGGGTCGCATATATTGAGTTAGATCCAAACAGCCATGCAATTAACCTTGTGGCTCCGGGCGGCGTGAACGTCACTACACCGCTGGCAAAATTCAGTCAGGCGGTAACCATCTCCGGCCTGCTGACTTGGGCGGGCGGCATGGTGGGAGGCATTACAGCCGGAACAGCCGCCAAAATTACCGGCGCAATCCAGTTTTTCGGATCGCTCACGTCCAACGGCAAAGACATCAGCGACCAGCACACGCACAGCGGCGTGCAAGCTGGAAGCGGCAACTCTGGCAAGGTGAACTGATGCGATACAGACGCGAAGACCATGATGGCGATTACACCTTCGGGCAGGGTGATGATACCTGGCTGATTAACTCACCTGAAGCTGTGGCGCAGGCAGTTAAAACACGATTCCTGCTCTGGTACGGTCAGTGGTTCCTCAATACTACTGAGGGCACGCCGTGGATTCAGTCGGTGCTCGGCAAGCAGAAACCGGAAACCTATAATCTCGCTATACGCCAGCGCATTCTTAATACGCAAGGCGTTAACTCCATCATGTCATTCGATACCAGCTTCAACACTTCATCACGCCGGGTAGTATTTACGGCAAAAATCGACACCATTTACGGAATGACGACTGTCACAAGCGAGGCATAATGGCTCTTGATCTCGACACGCTGGGGCTCTCCGCTACGGTGACCGCCTCAGGGATTAGTGCGCCTGATTACCAGACGATACTCACATCCATCACCAGTTATTTTCAGCAGATATACGGCACCGATGCCTACCTCGACCCGGACAGTAAAGATGGTCAGATGGTGGCGCTGGTGGCGCTGGCCGTTCACGACGCCAACAACACTGCAATTCAGGTGTACAACTCATTCTCACCATCAACCGCCATGGCTGATGCCCTGACGCGCAATGTGAAGATAAACGGCATCATGCGCAAAGCGGCGACCAATTCAACGGTTGACGTGACGCTGACCGGTACCGCGGGAACCACGATCACCAATGGTTCAGTTAAAGATGCCAACGGCATTATCTGGAACCTGCCAGCAAGTGTCACGATTGAGGCTGGTGGAATGGTAATTGCTACAGCTACCTGTGCCAGTACAGGTGCGGTGGCGGCGGTAATCGGATCAGTAAACCAAATCAATACGCCGACGCGCGGATGGACATCAGTCACTAACGCAAATGCGGCATCTGTCGGCACGGCTGTGGAAAGCGATTCTGCTTTGCGTATCCGGCAGGGGCAAAGCGTAGCTCTGCCATCTCTGACGCCGTTTGATGCGGTTGACGGCGCGCTGGCTAACGTAGAAGGCGTGACGCGGCATAAGCTTTATGAAAATGATACAGGCTCTGTAGATGCCAATGGCCTGCCGGCGCACTCGCTATCTGCAATTGTGGATGGCGGTGACGCAACGATCATTGCGCAGACAATCCGTGGTAAGAAGGGGCAGGGGGTCGCCACTTACGGCACGACGTCAGTGACTGTGCCGGATAAGTACGATAACCCACACGTCATCAGCTTTTATCGCTCAACGGACGTTCCGATCTATGTTGCCTTATCGTTGAAGGTGTTTACCGGGTACACCACACAGATTGGCGAGCAGATTAAGAAGGCTATAGCCGACTACATCAACAGCCTTCTGATTGGTGATGATGTGCTTCTGAGTCGCGTTTACTCGCCGGCTAACCTTGGCGTAGTCAGTGGCGGGAATGCCCGTTATTACGACATTACCTCGCTACTCATTGGTAAAAGCGCCGGAGCTGTATCGGCGGCCAATGTCACCATTGCCTTCAACGAATCCGCGTCATGCAGCACGACTAACATCGCTCTCACGGTGACATCATGAGTAAGTACACCGACCTGATTACGAATTACCACGCAGGTAAACCGAAATTTGTCGCGCATGTTGACCTCTCCACCCGCCCGATCACCGATGCTTCAGCATCCCTGCGAAGCCTAATTTCTGCATTCGATATCGACAGTGCAGTAGGTGTGCAGCTGGACGTGCTGGGCGAATGGATTGGCCGGACGCGAACCGTCAGCCAGCCTATCGCTGGCGTCTATTTCTCATTTGATACCGATGGGCTTGGGTGGGATCAGGGTGTGTGGCAAGGGCCATATGATCCGGACGCAGGATACACCAGCCTGAGTGACGACACGTACCGCATCGTCCTGAAAGCGAAGATAGCGATCAATAGCTGGAACGGTCAAAACGACACGCTACCGCCGATTCTGGAAGCAGCTCTGGAAGGCTCTGGTCTGAAAATGCAGATCGTCGACAATCAGGACATGACCATCTCGGTATGGGTATTCCCTGAGAACGATATTTCAGATGTATCTCTCGAACTCATAGCTGCAATAAAGCAAGGGTATCTGACTGTTAAAGCAGCCGGAGTATGGGCAGGTGATATACAAACCCCCTCAATTGAAACCCCATCAGTCGGAAAGCGGTTTTTTGGCTTCGACATGGATAATGAATACATTGCCGGATTTGATGACGGCGCATGGGAGAAAGCTCTTTAATGGCAACTAACAATTTCAAACCATTCGCAACCGGTGCTGGTGCGAACGTAACATCACAGGCTGACTATGAAGCGCTTAGCGCTTTGCTTACCGGCTTTCAGGCTGGCAAGGCTTCCTCAGCCCAGATTAATAAAGCCTTGCGTCAGGGCAGTACTATGGCAGCGATGCTGGGACAATTTATTAGTTCTGCTGGCATGGATGCTATCGATAACGGAAACGCAGCAGTATTGTTGAACAATTTTTTATCAGCACTTACAACTAACCTTTCTCTTGGTAATGCTTCAAAACGTAATGTTGGTTCAGGAGTCAACCAAGTTCCCGATATGGGGTACTTTTCTAACCTACTTTCCGATAATGGATATCAAAAGTTACCCGGTGGTTTAATTGTTCAGTGGGGGCAGTCTGGGCAAAGTGCAAGCCAGACAGGGTTAGCCAGTGGCACTTTCCCCATTCAATTTCCGAATGGCTGTTTCTTAGTCACGCTAACCGAACAAACCACACCTTCAGGATCTACCCCACATGCAGGCGTTAACTGTTGGGGGCTTGGTTCACTTAATAACTCCGGATTTATAGCAATTTGTGCGGCTCGCCTGAGTAATGCAGCTGCCGTTGCAGAAGCGGTTCGATATTTAGCTATAGGATTCTAAAATCATGGCCTTTTTCTACTCTCCAAATTCCAATATGTTTTTTGATGGCAGCATGGTTGATGCATACAAATCAGCCGGCTCATGGCCTGCAGATGCAAAAAAAGTTAGTGATGATGTTTTTAGGGAGTACACAGGAACTCCTCCATCCGGAAAGGTCAGAGTAAGTAATGGTAAGGGTCCGGAGTGGGCCGACATTCCGCCACCGACAAAAGAGGAGATGGTTGCATTAGCTGAAAATGAAAAGGCTAAGCTTATTTCCTACGCATCTGAAAAAATCCTTCCTTTACAAGATGCTATAGATTTGGACATGGCTAACGAATCGGAGGTTGAGCAACTTTCCGCATGGAAAAGATACAGAGTGCTAATCAACCGTGTTGATGTTATTAATGCCCCGGAAATAAAATGGCCGGAGCAACCTAAATAGCTTAAGCCCCTTTTGGGGCTCATCTTTTTACAAGGCGTTTCCCGAGCTTTATGAAAGGAATCTCAATAAAGTGGTATGCCAAGCACGATACTCCGCATATCAAAATCCATGATAATGTTGATAGTAAGTAATATTTTGAAATGTCACTCGTCAAGCTGAAATGATTGGCAAGTTTGTTCATGACAAACCAAAAGGTCGAATGAAGAAGGTAAATGCTAAAGCTGGCATCTCCAAGCCTTATAAATCCTTTCCACTCAAGCACCCCGGCAAGCTTTCCTCCGCAGCATATAGAGTAAAAAAACAAGCCATACATGACAGTGATGCTTAATGTGATAGGGTTTTCTTTGTAACCAAAAGCAAAGCAAGCTGCAAACAGAGGGAGTGACAGCCATGAAAATATTTTTTCATGGCTATTAATTTTATCCTGCAATGTTGTCATCTTCTTGCAAAGAGCGCCGATAGCAAATGTAGCGATATAAAGGGCTGTGCGATATTCGTATTTACTTAATGCGTAGTAGCATATAAATATAATTGATAGCAAAAGAACTATAGTATTCTTTCTGAAGTTGAGGAAGTAGATGAATGGGAGCGAGAAATATAAAGCCCATTCCCACACCAAGGACCAAGTTACGCCACCACTCAAAAGAAATGATTTCTTATATCCGAATAAGTCAGGCCTGATGTTCATTATTCCACCATCAAACCAGTATAATATGTTATCTGAAAAGAAAAACTTGCCTGTGTGCAATTGAAGCAGAGCGGCAATAACCACGCATAGTAGCGACGAAACTGTTGCCATTGGGACTATTCGAAAAAATCGGTTCACATAGAGCTTAATCCAGTCTGTTTCTTTTTCGCATACTGAGATGAATAGATATCCGGAGATCATAAAAAATATCATAACCGCAAACTTTCCAGAGAAGTACTCAATAAAGAATCCTTCAATATTCCAGTTTCCAAGTACAACCTGGTTGTGACTAAAAACGAAGTGGTGCATGGCTACAAGAGCTGCCAGCACATAGCGCAAGCCATCCATCCGTTTAATGCGATATGCTGACACATCCTTATCCATAAAAGAAAATATGCGGGAGCTGAAAATCACCCCTGCTAGCATGATGGAAAAAAAAGCCCATGCAGTGTGATGCCATGTCGTAAGCATGATGTCCTCTATGCGTGACTATCCCTGTCTCAGGGCTTTGGTATTAAAGTGGTACGGATCGTACACATAGTTAAGATAATGGCAAGAATCCGTTAAGAGAAAGCCCTGAGGCTAGCCATTGGCTTGCACTTCATTAGCTTAAAAACCATACTGCGTGCAATTTTTACAGGTAGGGCAAGATATGGTTTCTTTCATTGTGATGGCTACACGATTTGCAGGACTGGCTTCAGCCATAGTGCTGCTTATGGTTGCTGCAGGAAGCATAAAGTATGATGGCAGTACAGTTCTGGTCAGCTGCATAGGTGTGGGTTTGTGGGCATGGTGTGAATATGACGAGCGCAAAGCGAAAGGAAAATAAGCTCATAAAAAAGCCCCGGCGTCGGGGCAATCCTGTACCGCGCCTATCTGAGCAGGCTACGGGGTGGGAGCCTAAACAGTAACCATTCACGCCTGGCGGGGCAAATAAATATCCATACCAGCCAACAGGTTCGCAAAAGATACGCCTTGCGCATCTTGATCAGATCCACCGATCGATACTACTGTATCTATATACAGTTATTATCAGAGGAGGATTTGACCATGCCACGCGAGTACCAGATAAAAGAAGCATTCATCAGTTCCATCAAGCGCGAGCCATCAGGCCGCAGCACCGTTACCACTGCTGACTTCGTAGAGGAGCTGGAACGAGTCAACTGGCACTTTACGCTCAAGGCAGCTAACGACTGGATACGGAGCCACACGACTACCTTCCGCGACGCCTCAACGCAGGAGGGCGAGAATATGACGTGGTTCCGGTTCAACCCTAACGGTGGCCTCTGATGGGATTCCCTTCACCGGCGCAGGACTACATACAGCCGCGGCTCAGCCTTAACTCAGTATTCATCCCCAACCCGGCCACAACGTTCCGCGTGGATATCCCGGACGGCTTCCTGCTGGTTGACTCAGCTGCGAAGGTAAAATCCGGCAACAGGATTGCGTATCAGTGGAACGGCTCTTCAGGGTTGGGGAAGATGTACCGCAATAGCCTGGTGACGGAAGAGGGCGAAGTAATAGAAGGTGAGCCGCTGAACGATGTCATCGTGCTTGGGAAGGTGACGTGCGAGGTGCGGCACGTTTACGACGATGGCAGACCAACAATTTAAAAGCTGAGCCTTTAAGCGCTCTTTAGCTGGCGCAGAATTAAAAAAGTAATTCTGCTGCCAGCCGGCATTTACAAAATCACATAAACCACTCGTCAGCCGATTCCCATGTTTCCTGAAGAACCTCAGATACCCGCTCACGATCGGCAT